GCGGGAGGAGGCAATTCGCCAATGGAACAAAGCTCACCCTGATCAGCCCATTCCAGTTCCGCCCGATCCAGGGTTTCAACGCCAATCGTATCTACAGCAAACCAGCCGCTATCGTCGATGGGTTGGTAATCCGAATGCGGGCAATAGACAGCTTCCTGGCGCGGGACGGCCTGGACCACCGATGAGTTTTCCCACCGGGGGGACATTCCGGTCCTGGGGCGACCTGCTGTATGCTGTTGAAGGCGCCGAGTCGTCGCATGGGCACGACCCGACCATGTGGAGGCCCAATAGTGCGGGGGCGCTTGGATGGATGCAGATCACCCCGGATGCCTGGCATGATTTCGCGACAGGTGGGCAAACCAATCCTTTGGATCGTAAGCAGTCCTGGGAAGTTGCGCAGAACGAACTCAGCCATTACATGAAGATGTATGGGTTTGATTTACAAAAGATGCTTGCCGCATACAATTGGGGGCCTCGTCATGTCAATGAGGCAATGGCGTATGCGCGTAAATACGGGCGTAGCTGGCTTGATGACCCGCGTATGCCAAAAGAAACGCGCGATTATCTAAAGAAGATCTTAGGAGCGGGCGGCGATACGGACCATGGCGGGCGCTCACAGCCTAGTGGCGGACGCCCGCATCCCGAGGACTCCTACCAGCAGAAATTCCGCAACAGCCGCACTCGAATTGAAATTTGCAACAATACCGGCGGCAATGCGACCGTGACCGCTGCTCAGTTAGCAGCGTAACATGAGCTCTGGAACCGCTCAATGGGCTCTTAGCTATCAATTGGCCCCGATTGTGTTCTGTGGCGGGATTGCTAAGGACATCTTCGGCGGCACGATGGTGATTACGCAAATCACCGAGTCGAGCAGTTTCCCTTCCGGGCTGCTGTCGAGCGGGGGGCCGGTCAACCTGGCTGACTACTTCGCTAACTTCATTCCGCTTCCCGGAGCCACACTCGGCGAGAACGTGATCGGCGAATATCCCTTCGCCAATCAGGCTGTAGCGGGCAATGCGGTCATTGCCAATCCGCTGGTTGTGTCTTGTCTGATGATATGTCCGGTGCGCGATGCAGGGGGGTATGCCGCATCGACCGCGATCATGACCGCGCTCGTCTCTGTAATGAACCGGCACGATTCGATCGGGGGCACTTACAGCTACGTTACACCCAAGTTTATCTACACAGATTTGGTGCGTATTCGGATGGTCGATGTGTCATCGTCGGAGAGCAAGCAGGCGCAGAATGCCTACCAGATTGACTTCCGCAAGCCGTTGCTCACGCTGCACGATGCGCAGGCAGCGCAGAATACACTGATGTCGAAATTGAGCAATGGTACGCAGATCGTCGGACAGCCCAGCTATTCGGGCGCACCCGCCTCTGTTGGCCAGCCTTCCAGCTTGACCGGCGGCTCGATTCCATCTGGCCGCTCGACGGCGGGAACCAATACAGCCCCCTCTCCGCCGCCGATGCCATACCTTGGGGGCGGCAACTCGCTCGGGCCGGCATGAGCACCGTCACACCATTTTCCCCTACAGCAACAGAGCCTTTCCAGTTTCAAGCGGCGCTAACCGATGGCGTTCTCGGGACAGCAACCTATAATTGTGTTGTGTTGTGGAACACGTTCGGTCAGCGTTGGTACATCCAGGTTGCCGATCAGAGCGGAAACTTAATCGTCAATGCGCCAATGGTTGCCTCGCCACCCGGCTACGTCATCTCGTTAGTGGCAGGCTATTTCTCGGGATCGACGCTGATATTCACTGAGGACACGCAGACCTTTACGGCGTCGCCATGAGATATTACAGGATAGACATTACCAAGGCGGACGGCACTCCGTTCTTGTTCAAGTCGCTGGGCGTCCCGCTCACGTCGCTGTTGCGGACCGGGCCACAGAATCCAATATCCGGCATCGTTAACCCAGGCGCGCTAAATGTCGAGTTCGAGATACCATTCGGTAACTTAACTGATCCGAGCAGTAATTCGTCGTGGCTGCGCATCTGGGGGCTTGGACTTCAGGATATCGGTAACGCTGCGGACTTGAACGGTCTAAGTATTTCGGTCTCAGCCGGCATGTCGAAAGGGCTGCCGCTCGCTAATCCAGCTCAGGCCGGGTTGATCATGCAGGGCACGATCTTCCAAGCATACGGTAACTGGATAAATACAGACCAGACCATCGACATCAACTTTTTCCCGGCTATGACCCCAATGCGACCGGCTTCATCCCCGTCAACGTCTACTCTTGCGCCCGCCCTTAACCTGACATCAGCTCTTAGTGGCGCCCCGACCAGGGCTGTCGGCGTCTCATTCTCGTGGAAAGCATCGCAGCCGCTTTCCTCTGCGATTAGCAACGCACTTTCAATAGCGATGCCAGGTTATGCACAAGTTATAGAGATTAGCGAAAAGCTGGTGCAGAACTTCGATGCTACTGGAGTTTACCAGTCGCTAGGACAGTTTGCCGATCACATCAATAAACTATCCAGGTCAATTATAGGGGGTTCTTACCTTGGTGTGACGATGGCGGTTAATGGTTCGACCATTCGTGTTTTTGATGGCTCCGTTTCTGCGCCAGCAGGCGGTGTAAAACAAATTGCATTCCAGGATATGATCGGCCAGCCAACCTGGCAAGATGACGCGACGATCTCGCTCAAGCTGGTCTTGCGGGCTGATATCAAAATGGGGGACGTGATCTCGATTCCGCCAGACCAGTGGACGATCAGCAGTGGATCGGCGGCATTTGCTCAACGGATGTACAAATCACCAGATAATTCGTCTTCATTCAGCGGAAACTACCGAGTGAATAATGGCCAGCATCACGCGAACTTTCGACAGGGCGACGCAGCGAGCTGGAATACAACGCTTCAGATATTCCCCGAGCTATCTGGCCGCTCGACGGCGGGAACCAATACAGCCCCCTCTCCGCCGCCGATGCCATACCTTGGGGGCGGCAACTCGCTCGGGCTGGCATGAGCACCGTCACACCATTTTCCCCTACAGCAACAGAGCCTTTCCAGTTTCAAGCGGCGCTAACCGATGGCTGACAATGCACAAAAGACGCCACCTGGCCTGAGTCTTAACCGTTTCGCACGGGCCAAGGCTGCGGATCAGATTGCACAGACCGGAAAATCGTTGCCGTGTCAGGTGGTTTCGGTCAAAGGCTCGATTGTGCAAGTGGCATTTCAAGTCACCTCACCACCGGGGTGGCCCCCCGTTTCTTTGCCAAATGTGACGATTCCAGTGGCGGGGTCGGAATATATTCGTTATCCGATACAAGTTGGGTGTAAGGGCGTCGCACAAGCGGCTGATGCCTACCTCGGCGGCATGAGCGGCATCGGAGGCGGCGTCGCCACGCTTACCTCTCCGGGCAACCTGACCGCATTGGTGTTCCAGCCCATTGGCAATAACGGCTGGTTTGCTGTAGATGGGAACATTCTAACCCTGTATGGCCCTGGCGGCGTTACACTGATGGACCAGGGCCAGACGACGTTCCTCAAGTTGGCCCCCGGCAAGATCACGTTCAGCGCGGGGGGCCACGAGCTGGTCATATCCTCTGCGGGGATCATTATGGATGGTATCGTCTTCGGCACGCACGTTCACGCTCAGGGCGCCGATAGTAATGGCGATGTCGAAGTTCCGACATCCGGGCCGGCAAACCCATGAGGACCTGGGGCCGCATAAACCAAGACTCAAACGGCAAGGGCGGGACCTGGGTTGAGGTCTCGACCGATGCTAACGGCTTCAACGATGGCGTCTACCTGACAACTCTTATCCAGACGCTCAAGCTCAACTTGGGCGAGTCTCCCTTCTTCGCCAACTACGGCATCCCTGCGGAGCAGTCGGTTATCCAGCAAATCCAGCCCGATTACTACATCAACCGCGCCCAGCAACAGTTCGCGCCCTTCTTCGCTGCGCTGCTGCTCGCCAAGCAAGCACAAATTGCGAACCAGCCTGCCCCGACTTATGCTATCAACGTCACAACAAAGAGCGGATATGCGCTGACAGGACCGATCCCCGTATGAGTGACAGCATCCCAATTATCCTGACCGCAGCCGGTCGCACCAATACGCCGCCGGCTACGATCAACGCTGAGATCATCGCTGGCGCCGCAGCCTTGTCGCCTGGGTACACGGTCCTGCCGGCGGGCCTGATCGACGATGTGTCGTCCACCGATACTGCCGCGGTCGTGCTGTGTGACCAGGCAGTTACTGAGACCATCGGCAGTCTGACGCCCTACGGCGCAAATGCGTGGCTTCTGGTTCAGCTCGCTCAGATATACCTCGGACAGGGTTCTACTATTGCACCGGCCAACAACACTGCGGTCTATTGTGTCTTCACGGGCTCGGCCCCAGGTATTATCATCGCGCCGGGGTTTACAGTGTCGGACGGCACCAACCAATACGTAACGCCGGATGGCGGGATCACGCAAACCGGCAACAGCAGCGCGCCAATCTATTTCGTGGCGACACAGCCCGGCTCCTGGGCGGTTCCCGCGAACACCGTGACGCAGCTTGTTACCTCGGTGCCAAGCGCATACGCGCTCACCGTCACTAATCCGCTGGCAGGCACGCCCGGCGGCGCGGCGCAGACCGAGGGGCAATTCCGCGCGCAGGTTCTCCGGGCAGGTCTTGTCGCCTCGACCGGCATGCCATTCTATCTGCGGACGCTACTCCAAGCCATATCGGGTGTGCAGGCGCAGCTTATCTCTATCCGCACACCTGCAGCCGGCAAATGGGAGATCATTGTTGGCGGCACTGGTGATCCTTATGCAATCGGTGCGGCGATTTTTCAGGCGATCCCGGACGTGTCAACTTTGGTCGGATCGACGCTGGGTGTCTCCACTTTTACCGCTGCCGCCAACGGCGCAGTGACGACGACACTAAACCATGGCTACGCCACCGGTCAGGCTGTCGCCATCGCCGGCGCAACGCCATCTGCCTACAACGGCACCTATACGATCACGGTCTTGACCGAGACGACCTTCGAGGTCAATGTCAATACCAGCGCCTTTAGCGCATATGTGAGCGGCGGCGTCGTCACGCCCAACTTCCGTAACACCAGCGTGACGATCAGTCAGTATCCTGACTCCTATACAATTCCGATCGTGCTGCCGCCAGCGCAGACCGTATCGATGACGGTGACGTGGCAGACATCATCCTCCAACTTCGTCTCGCCTATAGGCATTGCGGCGCTTGCTCAACCAGCACTTGCCGCATACATCAACTCCCTTCCGGTCGGCGCGCCCATCAACGTGCTGGAGTTGAACTCGACTTTCATTGCTGCGGTAGCCGGTCAGGTGCCGCAGAACTTGTTGACCGTCTTGATCTTCTCGGTGGCGATCAACGGCATTACTACTGCGCCGGGAGTCGGGACAGAAACTATCTTCGGCGATCCGGAGAGCTACTTCTCCTGCTCCGCCGCCTCGATCACGGTCGTGCAGGGCTAGCACATGAGCACATTCCCGCCCACTAGTCCAACGGCGCTGACACAGATCATACCCGCCTTCGTCTATAAGCAATACGAGGATGATGACAATATCCAGGCGTTTAACTCGTCCTTCAATACGCTTGCCCAGAATTACTTGAGCTGGTTTGTCGATATCAACCTGCCAATCTACACAGGGCTATCGGGGTCGCTGCTCGACTGGGTGGCTCAGGGGCTATACGGCATTAGCCGGCCCGCTCTGCCCTATGGCAGCACCAATGCCATCGGACTGATCAACACTTGGAAGGTCAACACGATCCTGGTCAACTCCTATGCCGTGTCGGGGGGGATCAGCCTCTTCACGACTACCGACGACATTTTCAAGCGCATCATCACGTGGTTCTTCTTTAAAGGGGATGGGCAGGTCTACTCGATCACCTGGCTGAAGCGCCGCATTATGCGCTTCCTGATCGGCGTAAACGGGGTCTCGCCGAACATCGACAGAACCTATCCGATCAGTGTTGTGTGCAGTGGGAACGGCGAGATTGCGATCACGATCACGCTGACTAATGAGGCTGGGATTACGCTTCTATCAGCTCAGATTTTCCAGGCTGCTTTGGCATCGGGCGCCATTTCGCTGCCTTTCCAATATTCGTTCTCGGTGACGGTTATTAACGGCCTGATCTCGACCGGGCTTTACAACAATGGTGGCGTGCTCTGTATCTCCCCGGCGACGGGCTATCCTGTCGCGGGATCGCTTCCCGGCGGATCGATTTACAGTAATGGCGGCGTAGTATCGGTCGTGCCCGGCGGGGTTCATGTTGCGGGACCGCCTGTCTACTTCGGAATAACGGCTATTGCTCTTCTGGCGCTTGGAGGCCTCGGACTTCCGTGGGCAGCCCCCTCGGTCGGGAGCGGGCAACTTTGGGTTCCCGGTGGAGCACTTGGGGGTGAAGTATGGGTCGCATGATAGTTTTCCTGGCGGGCTTGTTTTTCACCATTCCTGCACTTGCGCAGGTGCCATGCCCAGGGGGTATAATTACAAATTGCGCGTCTCCTTACTACAATAGCGCTACTATCGGCGGCACGACGCATCTCTACGTAGCGGATTGGCTGACCGGCGGATCTTCTTATCAGCTGTCCTGGCCCGTGACCGGTGCGAATGCTGCCATTCTGTCGCCCAACGGGCAAATCGCCCTGACGACTGCCTCGCGAGCGTCTCAGCTCAGCAACAGCTACGGGTCGCTTCAGACGACCATCGGCACCGCCGGCTTCGCGTTCAATGACGACGTGTTCGCCACCAGCGCGCGGCATGTCTCGGTCTACGCTGGTTATGATGAGGCTCAGACCCTTGCTGGCTCGTCTGGCACAACTTATGGCCGTGAGATTGATGCAGTAAATTTTGGTTCTGCTGCAACACCGACTTCACCGGGCACACCGGAAGTCTATGGATCAACGATGGCGCTGTGGTTGGCGTCCGGTGGTGGTCATACCGGTATTACAGACTCCACCGAGGCGATTGGCATCAAAGACAACGGGGCGCGGTTTCAGACCGGCATCATCTTTGGTGCCAACGCGCTCACCAACTACAGTGGCTTTGGTTACGCGATGCGGCTCGCAAAGGGGCACATTATCCAGTGGCATGACGCTTCCGACGCGGCCGGACCCAATATCACCAGCACCGTGGCAACGGCCGCGAATTCTATCAGCATGCAGTTTCAGGACGGCGGCGTCTCGTTTGTGAATCAGACCGGTGGCCTTGACGCCAGCATCCAGGCGATCGCCAACGCGGCCAACGGCGTGGCTCTGGTGCCGAGTATCGCAGGTGCGCCCGTGCAAGTCGCGGCGATCGGGGCAGACACTAACGTCGAGCTGAACTTGACCGCCAAGGGAACGTATGCCGTCTATGCTGCAAGCCCGTTCGTTGCCAGCAGCACTTTCGAAGCGAACGGCAACGCTGTGTTTCAAGGAACGCTCACCGTCTCGACTGGTCTGACGACCGTACAGGCTTTAGTGGTGACGACAACGCTGGCTCTTCCCGGCATTCCAACAACTTGTTCTGGCCACCCAACCAATAGCGTCGCGGCAGTCGCAGGAGTTCTCACACTATGTCCTTGATACGCTCCCTTATCCTCGTCGCTTTCCTGGCTCTTCCTGTCGCTGCTCAGGCGCAGACCGTCCCGCCGACGTTCGCTGTTCCGGCGCAGGTGATGCAGCACGTCGTCACTTATCTCGCCTCGGGCGGTACTCATGCTGAGGGCGCCGCGTTGGTCGAGCAGCTTTCCTCTCTGGTCCAGCAGCAGATAAACGCGGCGCAGAAGGCGCCGGAACCCAAGGCACCCTGATCAATGACCATCCCCGTTCTTCTGTCGAATAATGCTGGCACGGTGCTGGCGCTTGCACTCGCTTCTAGCGGCACATCAGCAACGCTGTATCCGGGCGCAGGGGCACTATTTCCCAGCCCCGGAGCAGGTCAGTATTTCCCGTTGACGCTGATCAGCGCGAGCAATTCGGCGACGACCGAGATCGTCTACTGTACTGCCCGCAGCGGCGACGTGGTCACGATCACTCGTGCACAGGAGGGCACGACCGCGCTGTCCTGGAACGCGGGTGATCTTGTTAACAACCAGATCACCGCTGGCATCGTTGAGGACATCGAGAGTCGCTTCGCATTGCTGGCGGGATCGGCCACGCAGGTCTTCAACGTTGCCAATGCAACGACAGCGTCCGAGGCGGTGGCTTTAGCGCAGATGACCGTAGCCATTGCTGTCGAAACTGCGCGGGCTGAGGCAGCCGAGGCGCTAAGAGCACTTCTCCCGGCTCCTTCCAGGACGGTCCTCACCACACCCGGTGCCCCTTCGCCGACTGTGCCGGTTGGATGCACGGCCGCGTTTGTGCGCCTGGTCGGCGGCGGCGGGGGTTCGGCCGGCGGCACGAGCACGCAGGCAACCGGGGGCGGCGGCGGGGGAGGGTATGCCGAAGCGCTGATCACTGGGCTCACGGCAGGTGCATTGATTACTTGCATAGTAGGAGCTGGCGGGATCGCAGGAGCATCCGGCTTCAGTGGCGTCAAAGGCGGCACGACGTCGTTTGGCAGCTATGTCTCCGCCACTGGCGGCGAGGGTAGCGTTTTCAGTGCGGCGCCAGGGGGCGGCGCGCCTGGAACGGGCGTAGGTGGCGATTTTAACAGTTCCGGAAGTTACGGCACCGATGGGTCGCCAACCACGAACACTTACGGCGGTGCGGGCGGCGCCAGTCCACTGGGCGGTGGTGGCCGGGGAACCTCCGGTGGAGGCGTGCCGGCAAACGCGGTAGGGTATGGTGGTGGCGCCGGCGGCACCTACTCCAGTACCGCTTCGGCGGGGGGCACCGGCGCGAGCGGCGCCATCATCATCGAGTGGAGGTCCGCATGAGCACATGGGCAATTACCAAGCTTCCGACCAAGCCCGCTTTCCCGGCCGGGACATAGCCCTATGTCGTGCGCATCTGTTGGCCCTCCCGGCGACAAGTGGTGGCCCCCCGCGCTGCCTGGCGCTAATCTAGACTACACCGATTTCCTCTATGCGGTCCAGGCTCGGGGTGATGCCGCCGCATCAGCCTTGCTTGCCATTGAGCCGAGTGGGATGGGCGAGCGGGTAGCGCTCAGTCTCAGTGTAGACGGGTATGTGCTGACCGCGCAGTTTACAGGAGGCGTGCCAGGCCGCGTCTACCGATACCAGATCACTATTATTGGCGTGTCTGGCCGTATTTGGCAGTACGCTGTCAAGCAGCTGGTGAGCTGTGCTGACGCGCTCCCGCCCGTTTACCCGCTTCCGCCAGCGCCCGTTCCTGGTTACGGCACTCCGGTCACATGGACGAACAATGAACTGCCCTACATCTTCCCGCAACAACTCGCCGGTCCTCCCGCGACCGGCCTGGTGCTGACCGCTCCTTCGCTGTTAATCGCCGCGCAGACCAACGTCATTGCCCGCGCGCCGCCAGGGACAAGCGCCATCCTTCCAACTGGAGTTGTCGGCACGATCTTTGTGCAGGACGCGGACCTGGTGAACAACGCGCCAATCCTTCCCCCGGTCGGGGCACAGATCAACGCGCTCGGCGTCAATCAGCCTTTCGTGATTGTCGCAGGTGGCGGTGGTGTAGCGTTTTCGACAAATTCCGCATCTACACAGTGGTGGGCCAGGGCAGGATGAACAAGACCATAGTTATTGCGTTGATGCTCTGGCCGCTGGTTGCAGCCGGTCAGGCGCCGACCCCCGTTCCCATTTCAGGCGGTCCACTGGGCGGAACGATCACGGGCGGTTCGCTCAGCGGCACCAATGTCTCCGCCGCGACCGTCACCGCCATGGGCGGCACGACCGCGCGGACGCTCGCGGCGCGGGCCACGGACGTATATTATGCTCGGGACAGCGGCGCCGATCCCACCGGGACAACCGACGCGACCGCTGCGTTGCAGTCCTGGATGAACATCGCAGCGGCGGCCGGGGCGCAGCGATTTGTCATCGGAACCGACCAGTACCTGATCGGCTCGGCCAATCTGGTCGTCCCAACAGGACTGACCGTGCAGGGTCCCTGGGGACGGCCAGGGCGCATCGTCGGCGACAATTACACGTCAGCGCCAGGGTCGCTCATCGTCGCGTCCGGCTACACTATCCAGATGAATCAGGGTTCGACCCTGGACGGACTGATTGTGCGCCGCCAGGGTATCATCCTCGTCGTCACCGACAGCGACGCCTATACCCAGATTGCCAACATGGCGGGAACCGGGATTACTGTCGGTCCAGGGAACGGATCGGTCAACGCGCATGACGTGACACTGAAGGACCTTCTCGTTCTTGGCTTCAACCGCGCCATCGACAGCAACGGCAACGACAGGCTCAAGGTGATCGACGTTTCCGGCGACGACACCAACGGCATTCGCATCCAGCAGTCGTTCGACATCAGCCACGTCGCCCGTGCTCACTTCTGGCCGTTCCTGACGGTCGGCGGATCGGTCTCCGATATCAGGGTGGCGATCAGCTCGGCCTCGATTGTCGGCGGTTATTGGCAGATCGTCACCGCCTCGCCGCACGGCTATACGACCGGCCAGGCGGTTATCGTGGCCGGAAACTCTCAAACACAACTCAATGGCTACTGGCCGGTCACCGTCATCAACTCCACGACAATCCAAATACCGGTCTCCTCTGGCTCCGGAACCGGAACAGGGGGCACGGTCAATTCGACAACAAACCTGCGCAACGGCATCGCCTACCAGGTTCTTCAGAACGATGATCACGGTATTTTCGAGGATGATTTCAGCTATGGTTACCAGACTGGTTTTCAGATAACCAATTCCAACCACAATGTGCTGCACGGTATCGGCGCGGACAATGACGCGCCCCAGGGCGACTGGGGGGCCGTCGGCATCGACCTCGAGGGCACGACCACCAACGCGAGCCTGACCGATTGCAAGGCATCGGCGCAGCACACCGGCATTCTGGTCAATACGGCCGGTATTACACATACAGCATCGAATTGTCAGGAATGGGGTAATTTCCTGAATCACGTCAGTGTCACCGCCGGCGGCCTGGCGCTGGTCGGCAACAAGACCGATGGCGGGTCTTCGGCGCAACTCTATGTCGCATCGGGACAAAATCTTACCTATGAGGGCGGCTATCTTGGCAGCACACCGCTGGTAACGGCGGACGCGCCGACCCAGGCCGGCGTCGTGCGGCTCGGCATCCCCGAACGCGGATTTGGCCCTTATTATGGAGATAATGGCTCGTTCGCGCTGAACCCGCACCAGAACACCACGGCGACCGGCAACCAGCTCGGCGCCAACGCGGTGGACGTGCAGACATGCGCCCGGACGAATGCGATCCAGGTCGCTTCCGGCCAGAACTCATTTACCGCCGGATGCGATTCGACCGCATCGAACATCGGCGCCGTGGCGATCGGCACCAGCGCCTACGCGGCGGGTCTCGAGGCTCTGGCGATTGGCAACTCCGTCTCCGTCAGTGGCGAGAGATCGGCTGCTCTCGGCGGCCAGACCACAGATCGCGCGGATTATGGAAGATTGTGCTACGCGAACGGATTGATTGCCTCGGCAGGCGATTACCAGATTTGTTGGCAACCGCTGCGTGCCTCCACGACAGGCGCGGCTTCGGCGACGCTCACGGCGGACGGCGGCGCCCCCAACACCATCAACATCCTCAATCTGCCGAACAACGGGGCTTATGCGTTCGGGCGCATCGTTGTGTTGGCATACAATTCCTCTGGCAACTATGCCTGCGAGTGGTTCGTCGAGAACTTGCTGATGAAGCGCGGTTCGAGCGCATCGCTGACCGCTCGCATCGGCAGCCCCACGATTACCATGCCGCAGTGTGACACCACTCTATCCGGTGCGGGACTCGCCGCAACATCGGTTACGGCGGTCGCCGACACGACCAACGGCGGCGTGGACATCGGTGTTACCGGGGTGGCCGGCTACACGCTGACGTGGCGAGCGGTGCCGCAATCGACTGAAGGCCAATAGAATGGACGCGAATACGCGACATGGACTAATATGGAGATTATGATGCGCAAACTTTTTCTCGTTCTTGTTCTTGGGCTTCTGGCGCCGGCTGGCACTGTGTGGGCGCAGCTGGCGCCTGCGCCGTTTATTCCAGCTACGACGCTCAACGGCGCCACGGCTTCTGGCGCGCTTGTCACTGCGACCGGTGCGAGCGTGGCCAGTTCGCTCGGTGCTCGGGTTAGCCGTGAGTTGAACCTGATTGACGACTTTGGCGCCGATCCGACCGGAGCGACGGACAGCCAGGTTGCGGCTCAGAATTTTATCAACGCTTGCGAGGGGCTGGCGCCATGGACGCCTCACGCATGCTTTGTTCCGAGCGGCACCTATCAGGTAGATGGGCTTACCTACACCGTTCAGTCTACTGAGTTCGCTGGGCACTTCCGAGGCGCTGGATCTGGTTTGAGCCGTTTTCTCTTGTCGTCCGGGGCAACCGGCCCGCTGCTCACGATCCTCGGCAGCCCCGGATACGGCGATCAGGCCGAACCGAGTTTTGAGGATATTACATTCGACGGGCAATATCACGGCAGTGACGTTGTGCAGTGCCCGAACAATGGCGGGGCCGGATACGCAGGGTCTTTCAATTTTTCTCGTGTTGTTCTTAAGAATGCAGGGCGTGACAACCTGTGGATCGGAACAAATTGCAGCGCGGGCCAATTTAATTCATCTAATATGATCCACCCATTCCGGAATGGTGTCACTCTCAATTCTGGTGACTGGTTTTTCAACAGTAGCCAGATCATGGGCTCGACCCTTCTTGGCGCTAATGTTTCGAATGTCACCAGCGGCGGTGGCCTGATCGAGATCACCACCGCGACGTCGCACGGCTTATCGACGGGCATGCAGGCCGAGGTATCGCAGGTTGGCGGTGTAACCGCAGCGAATGGCATGCCTACCGTTACTGTCATCGATGGCACGCACTTTACTGAGAACAGCTCGACTTTCACTGGCACCTATACGTCTGGGGGTGAAGTGGTGCCGCTGTTCGGAATATCCGGCGTTGCCAACAATGGCTCAGGATTGATCCGCGTTACCACGACTCAAGCGCACAACTTTGGCGTGACGGGGACAGCGGCGCAAGTTCTGGTGCTCAATTCTGGTGGAGTGCCAAATGCGGTTGGCGTATGGCAAGGCACGGTTGTAGATACCTATAACATTGATCTGGCAGGTTCCCAGTTTGCCGGGTCATTTACCTCTGGCGGCACTATTCAAGCAATTGTGGTAGGGGTTAACGTGCCGACAGCAGCAAACACCTTCGATAGCACGAGGGTGTTTGACAATTATATCGGCATTAGCATGTCGCCCGCCGGATCGGACGCATCCTCGTTTATCGGGGGGTCTATAGATAGCAACCTAAAATTCGGCATTCTTATCCAGAGTCAAGGAGTCGTGTCTCCGCAGGCTTTTATCGGGGCTAGATTTACCAATAACAGCATAATACAGGCGGGGATGTTTCCGAACATTTACTTGTCAAATACCTGTGGAGAGGGATTTACCGGTGACTACTTCGTTGGTCAGGGGCAAGTAAACTATTTAGCCTATGATGATGGCACACTATGCGGTTCAACATATTGGGCGACGGCGGCATTTGGCGTCACGACAAGAATTCCCTATACGGTGGCGCCGACAAATGATACCACATATATTCCTATTTCTACAGCATCCTCTTCGGGGAATATCTCGGGCACCAGCAATACTCAAGCCGGGTCAAACTCGGCATCCGGCGGCACGAGTTCAGCGGCATCCGGAACTAACTCATTTGCTTTCGGCAACCAGGTATCAGTCGGCGCAGGAAACAATGCTTGTTGGGGCAACCGTGCCTATGATCATAATGTTCTCGGGATGTGCTACGCTGGAAATCAATTCGTGTCCATTGGCGACGCTATGAACCGCTTCGCGATGTATTTAATAGGCACGACGACAGATGGCACGACAATGACGCAGCTCACGGGCACCGGAGCCGCGGCATCCTCTAATAATGTAATGAACATGGTAGCCCAACAGATAACGGCCTTTCCTCCTTTTGTCATCATGGCGAAAAGTCGCGCCAACATTACGGATTTTGCGGAATGGAGCGTGACTGGTTTAGTCCTTGGGCAAGGGGCCAATGCTGCCTCTACGACGCCGCTTGTTGCGGCTACCATTACAGAACTGAAACATATTGGCGCGCTCGCTAGTGTTGCTACCCCGACTGTGGGCGCCGACACGACGCATGGTGGCATCTACATCGGCGTTGTGGGGGCGTCGGGATGCAACCCCTGCGACTGGATCGCAGGGTCCGGGCAGATGGAGTTCAAGTAAGCACGAGCATCGATCTCGTGCCCGCCGATTATCATGAGTTACGCGGAATAGTGGCAACGCAAGCCGCCGTTGAAAGGCGACGTGGTGGCCGACAATTCTGGGTATCCGGCTGGAACATAAGTATGACCTGAGCGCACATTAGACTTGACATGGAGGAATCTAGATGCTAGAGACTAACGGGGAAACTAAATCTCAAATAAACGCTGCGCGGGAGGAGCAAAAGCGATATGACATAAATATCGCTAGGATGATGATTCCGGTCATTGTGACGCTTCTTCTCTCGCTGGTCGGCGGGGTGTATTGGCTTGGGGCACAGGGTAACGCGATATCGGACCTTAAAGATCGGCAGGGAGACATTCGCGTAATTATGACGGACAATATACAGCTAACTCGATCCGAGATCGCGGCGTTGTCCACGAAGCTGGATGCCGTGAACAACACGCTGCAAAACCTTGTCGGGGCGCTGGGCAAGAGATCCGACGCGAACCACGGCGGATAGGCTGTATGTATGTGGACGCGACCCTGCCGCGAATCAGCAACTACAGACAAGTGGGAGTGTGAAATGAGCCTGACACCGGATGGAATAACAGGAGATGACGCATGAGTTTCAAAACATGGGTGCAGCAGCCATCGAGCATCCTCGGTATCGGTCTGTTCGTCGGCACTGCCGCCGGCGCCGTCACTTATCTGGTGAGCGGCAACGCTACGTTGGCAGCGGGCATCGCAACTGGGGTCTGTGGTGCCCTCGCCATGGTGCTGCCGGAGGCGCCGACCACCCAGGCGGACGTGAACAAGCTGGCAAGCGACATGATTGCCGCCGTGGCGGCGAAGAATTGGGCCGCTGCCTCCGCAATAATGGCGGACATTGCGGCTGTTGCGCACGATGTTCAGGCTATCAAGAATACGCAGACGACTCAGGTTGCCCGCGATACTCACGTCGACGCGGTGATGGCGGCAAACCATACTGAACTCGTCGTCGGCCAGACGAAGATCGCTGAAACCATCAAGGGGTAAAATAATGACAACTAGAATCACGATCATGAACGATGCCAACAGCCCTAACTGGGTGCGGGTCGCGCGTCTACACGGATCAACGCCTTTAGTCATCGAGAAGGAAGTACCGCTGGCAAAGCTGCCGCCTGGCGCCAGCCTCTCCGAGCACGTTTGGGACCAGGGCGATATTATCATCCGCGAAATGAAGGACTAAGCCATGAACACCTCTCGTCGCACTCTGCTCGCCACCACGCTGCTGGTGCCGCTCGCGCTCGCGGCATGTGCCAACACCACCGTCACGGTGACACCGGATAGCATCATTGCTGTGGTGTCCTCGATTATCACTGGTGCCAAGGGCGCGCTCGCGCAAGTGGAGACCGCCGCGCCGAGTCTGATTCCGGCGGCGTCGCAATCCACGATTGCGACCGCCCTTTCCGATGCCGCCAGCGTGGCCAGCGCGCTGGTATCCGGCGTCTCCGCCACCTCGGGGGCCAGCATCGTTCAGAAAGTTGAGGGCTATATCAACACGGTACTCGGCATCCTAGACTCGGCGCCGATCGCCGGCCTGATCCCGGCTCCCTTCAGCACCGCCATTGCCGCCATCGCGTTTCTGCTGCCGACGCTGGAAACGTTCGTTACTGCCTACCTTGGCACGTCGGCCGTTTCGGCATCGATCGCGACGGTGCAGACGCGCACTCGATTGCTCGCGGCGGCCCCGGTGCAGATCACCAGCGTCGCGCAGGCACAGGCGATTCTGGCTACATACGCAGAGAAGTGACGGGGGAACATGATGACCCAAGACTATTACGGCACGAAACGCGTCACCGCATGGTGGAGCAGTAAGGCCGGTCCGTATCCGCAACCAGGCTACGCGGTCAAGTACGCTGATGGTTACATTTCCTGGTCACCCAAGGATGTGTTCGAGGCAGCCTACCAGCCGCTCGACGCGATGTCGTTCGGCCACGCCGTCGTCGCCCTCAAGGAAGGGTGTCGCGTCGCGCGCGCCGGCTGGAACGGGAAGGGGATGTTCCTGTTCCTGGTGCCTGGCAGCATTTTCAGGGTGAACCGACCTCCGTTGCTCGGCATCTACCCCGAAGGCACAGAGATAAGTTACTGCCCACACATCGATATGAAGACGGTGGACGGCAAGGTGGTGCCGTGGATCGCCAGCCAGAGTGACATACTCGCCGACGACTGGCAGATCGTGGAGTAAGGAGGGCACCCTGTGATTGATCATCGTTTCGTGAAGCTCGGTCGTCGGGCGCCCGACCCCGACCTCATTGTGCCAAAACTAGCTGACTTCCGGCGGCGCGCCTTGCCGCCTCCACCGCCGGCGTGCAAGCGTAGCGACATCGTTTCCGAATGGGGAATGCACCTTAACGATAGCATCGGCGACTGCACCATTGCCGCCGCGGCGAATGCCATCCTGACTTGGACCGCGGCCAACGGAGCGCCCTGGTGCATGTCCGATCCGGTCGTGGAGGCCCGCTACAGCGCCGTGTCCGGCTACCAGTTGGGCAAGCCCGAGACGGACATGGGCGCTGTCGAGACCGACGTGCTCGGCATGTGGTCGCAGCACGGCTGGGATATCGGGCGGCAAGGCGAGGACGTCACCCGGTGGGCAGCCGTGCAGCCGGCCAATGATGCCGAAGTACGCGAGGCGATCTACCATTTCGGTGGCCTCTACGTCGGGTTGCTGCTGCCCGACAGCGCGCAGAACCAGCCGGTATGGGATATTGGTAGCGAGCCTGGAACCTGGGGCGGCCATGCCGTGTGGGTGACCGACTACGACGATGCCGGGATCGCCTGCATCACCTGGGGCACAGTGCAGCGCATGACCTGGGCGTTCTGGAAGCGTTATTGCGAAGAAGCCTACGTGTTGCTCGACCGCGACTGGCTGAACACCACCGCCGTATCGCCCGCGCAGCTCGATCTGGTCGGTCTTGACGCCGCGTTGCTGGCGATCACGGCATGACGCGCATCCTGTCCCTCGACGGTGGCGCAGCAGCAGATGCCGGCGAAACCCGCCAAAAAGACCAAGTAGGAGCCCATCTTCATGTCCGCTCTTTCACCACCCTTCGCAGTCCGAAGCACACCAGTTGTCGGCGCCGCTACCTCCATCGTGACCGGGGGAACCGCCGTGGTGGTGTTTCCCGCCAACAGCATCGCAAACGTGGCCGACATCGCCAACCCGCCAACGGCCACGGAAACGCTCTACATCGATATCGTGACCACTGCGGTAGCCGGCTCTGCCACGTCATTTCCGCTCCAGCCGGGCGGCTCCTACCGGGTATCAGGGCCGATCTCCACTGCGGTATCGGCAGTAGCGGCGACGGCCGGGCACGCCTTCGTGGCAGTGAGGTACTGAGATGCGTGCTATCCTTGGTTTCTATCCGGGTAAGTGCGCGGCGGGAGGTGGTTATTCGGACAAATAGGCGCAGGCAAAAGCCACTGCCACAGCGGCATTGTATGCGGCGCGGGCGGAGGCTACATCGACCAGGTGCGCGGCGCTAGCGGAGGCCATGGCAGTATTGTATGTGACGTTGGCGGAGATTGTGGCGGTGCGGTATGCAGCGATGGCGAAGTTCATGGCGGCATCATATGAGGCGCTAGCGGAGACCATAGCTATCTTGTATGCGGCGACGGCAGAGACTATGGCGGCATCGAAAACGGCGCGGGCGGAGGGCGAAACAAGCAGATTCCCCGCTATCCAGCCGAAATCGAAGTCCTGAGCATGCTTGCGCGCAAGGTCTAGAGTCAGTGTGACTGATTCTCCGAACAGCTCCTTAAAAAGATCCGTTTGTCTTTTGTCGGCGCCGGCTTTGCGAAGCTGGGTCAGAGTGATCTGGGAGGGCATGTGACGAATTCTCCTTGCTGTGTTGAGTTATGGGGCTGCAGAAAGTCTAGTCGTGCGACAGCCCGCTATGGGGCAGACCAGCAATAAGCACGGGCAAAAGCCACTACCTTAGCAGCGTCATGCACGGCGTGGGCGGAGACCATGGCGGCAGCGAATGCAGCGTCGGCGGAGGCGAAGGTGGCACGGTACGCGGCGCGGATGGGAAGCATGGCGGCATCGAATGCAGCGTCGGCGGAGGCGAAGGGGGCACGGTACGAGGCGTTAGCGGAGACCATGGCGGCAGCGAATGCAGCGTCGACGGAGGCGAAGGTGGCACTGTACTCGGCGTTAGCGGAGACCACGGCGGCATCGAATGCAGCGTCGGCGGAGGCGAAGGTGGCGCGGTATGCGGCGCGGGCGGAGGGCGAAAGCAGATGCTGCGCCCCCCAGCCAAAGTCAAAGTCCTGCACCTCCCAGCCAAAGCGAAAGTCCTGTGCATGCTTACGTGCAAAATCAAGCGCGAGCGCCTCGGTCAGTGGGACTGGTTCTCCGAAAAATTTCTCGAAACGAGCCGTTTGGCCTTCGCGGACCAAGGCGAGAGCGATTTCACTAGCAGACATGTGACGGATTCTCCTTGCTGCGCTGAATGTGCGTAAAAGGGTGAGCCGGTCAAGAGGATTTTATGACGTCGGCGGGGATCGTGTCGACATCGTATGCGGCGTAGGCGGCATAGGCGGAGGCCATGCCGGCATTGTATGCGGCGTAGATGGAGGTCAGGGTGACTTCGTAAGCGGCGAGGGCGGCGGCGGAGGCGCAGATGTCGGCGGCTCGGGCAGCAGCGCAGACAAAGATGGCGTCGGAATGGGCGACGCAGGTGGCGGCGGAGGCCACAGCGGTCGCGTATGCGTCGTCGATGGAGGCCATGGTGGCCGCGTATGCGTCGTCGGCGCGGGCCACGGCGGCGCGGTAGGTGGCACCGGTGGAGGCCCTGGCGGCATCATATATGACGCGAGCAGCCTCATATGCGGTGCGGTTAAGGGGAACGTGCGAGTCGGTCATACGCGGGTAATCCGGTATCAGGGTTTCAGTATAAGGCGCGACGCGAGTCAGTCAAGAGGATTTTATGGCGTCGGCGGGGGCCGACGCAGCACGATAACCTTGCCATCATCCTCGGCCGCATCGATCAACCGCGCATCCTGCATAGCATCGGCCACCAGCTCGTCAAGAGCACGCTCTTGTCTGCGCCATTTGCACGCGGCGTCAGTCAGATCGCGCGCCAGACTAACAACTTCGCGGGCCGACAGACCGCGTCCCGCCGCCGCTAGGTTACCGGCGAGCGCACGCAGTTCTAGCGATGTAGCGATCATATCTTTATCCCTTTCATCGTCTCTTTCTTCCTGTCGATCACCAGATCGAAGTCCTGAGCATGCTTACGCGCAAGGTCTAGATTCAGTCTCATTCACGGCTCAGGCACCAATACTAGTTCGGACTTAGCTCTGGTGCAGATTACATAACATAGGTTCGACTCCTGTATCTGTTCCCAATCCTTGCGTGAGCGTCGGCCGCCAGTCTTCGGCAATATCCAATATACCCTGGACCATTCGCGGCCCTTAGCTTTGTGACCGGTGCAAAGCACAGCAGTTCCTTTCACGTTGTCTGCAAAGATCAGAGCGATCTCGTCGAGCATATCGAGCACGGTGTGTTTGCCCAGCGCATGGCAGCGGTCGATGATGACAAACAGCGTCGCGATCTTGTCTTCGACTTCCTGCTCTCGGCGCTCGCTGCCCGCCGCGCGCGCCTTCTCGACCTCACGCTTACGATGCTGCTCAAGTCGCTCGGCCAGCTTGTCTAGCGTCTTGACCTTCCACCGTTTGGCAAGGATGGCGAGCCCTTGGCCGATATCACGCCCTTCGACGCGGCAAGCAACGCCCTCCTTGATCATGCTGTAAGCAGTCTTGATCAGCGGAGCGGTATATCGGCACAAGATCGCGTCTGCATTGCCGACAGCATCTTGTAAAAACCAAGGACGCTGGTCGGGCGTGTGATCAGGCGAGGCAGGCAGTTTATCAATCTTCACTTCCCGCACGACGCCCTCCGGTGCTGACTCATGCGCCTGGATGTGCTGCACCCACTGATGTGCGTAGTTGACGACCGTCTTCGGGCAGCGGTAGGACACGGTCAGCGGTAGGCGGATACAGCCGAATTCCTCCGCGATGCGGTCAATACTATCTGCCCCGGCGCCTGTGAATCCATACACAGCCTGCCGATCATCGCCCACGCCCACGAAGCGCCCGCCCGGCTTAAGCATGCGGCGCGCAGCCTCGCGGCGAGCGGGATTGATGTCTTGGCATTCATCCAATAAAACCCAATCATTCTGGAAGAAATGCGCTTTGAACGCGAGCGGCGCGTAGATCATGTCGTTGAAGTCGATGATCTCGCGGCATAGCTCCTTGCTGCGCATCGAAATCGTAATCACCCATTCTAGCGCAGCACGTAGGTCGACGCCTTCCGGCAGGTCTTCGTCTGCCGAGAAGTGCTCGACCAACTCGAACCACTTGTCGAGGTCGCGGAAGCCGAACTTGCCCAGGACGCCGATCAGGTATTGTTTGCCGAAGCTGACCATCTTGCTGATGAATGGAAGCGCCCGCTTGATCACGGCGCCATCATTGTCGCCGATCTCCTCGGCATATCGCGTGATCAGATTGCCGACCTTACGATCGTCGACCTCGACTTTCGGATATATCTGCCGCCACGCTGAGAAGCAAGCGGCGTGGACGGTCGCGATGTAGAACTTCTTGCCGAAGTCGGGATCGCGGCGCTTGCTGCGCTCCTGCTCAACGCGATCCCTGATCTCTTGTGCGGCAGCTTTGTTGTAGGCTCCGAAGAATCCGCGCCCCTCCATCAAGCCGAGACCTTGCACAAGCGTGGTAGTTTTGCCGCTGCCGGCCACCGCGATCACGACCGCAGAGCCCTTGCCGCTCTCGATCCAGTCGAAGTATGCCTGCTGTTGCGGGCTGGGTGCGAAGCCCTTGTCGCGCTTCTGATATACGAAGGTGGCCGGAGCTGCGGATGCGGCATTACAGCCGGTTTTTTCGTCAGTAGAAGCGGGTGCGGCGCTTTCCGGCCGCTGCATATCCGGGAGGGTGGGGACCGGCGTCAGCGCCGTTGTAAACAGCGCGGGATCGATATGCCTGCGGGCGATCATATTCACAGCTCTCTCTACTTCTTGCTGGGGAGCTTGAAGAGCTTCGCTACTCGATTGCGCTCTTTCAGAAGTGCCTCCCGATCATCGAAATCGAGGGAGTACATTACAAAACTGTCATCGTTAAAAAGCTCTGTGTCAAGCGCGCGAAGGATCATCTCACGCGCCCACTGTTTTGTTTCCGTTGAAGACATGGCCACTGGGTTCTCCCTTGGGCTCGAGTTGAGTCAATGCGTATATACCGCAGATCGGTCATCAGGGCAAGTTAAACTTCTAATCTTGATCGCGCAGCAGCGAGCGGCTATGCAGGATCACCGATAGCATGTCCCGCCCCTCCTGCACATAGCCGAGGATCTTGCGCTCGACAGGCGAGCAGACCAGGTCGTCGAGCAACAGCACCCGGTCGCCGCGCGCAAGCGGCCGCGACTCCGCCTGTTGCCTAACCGTCGGAGAAGTCGGGCATTCGTAAAAAAGCAGGTAGTCAGCCATCGGCAGATTGATTGAGGTGCCGCCCTTAGCTGTGTTTGCCACCAGGAACCGGGCGCGGCCCTTCTGGAAAGACTCGATAGCTAGTTTAGGATTCTTGGTGCCGCCGTGTAGCCAGGCGTGCGATATTTTGGCGCGCTTGAGCCGCTCACAGATCATCTGTCCGCTGTGGACGAACTCGTGGAAGATTACGCACTGCGTGACGCCGTCATATTCCTCAAGGAATGACGAAATCCATTCGAGTTTGGCGCTGCTCTCGAAGTTGACGATCCTCGATGCGCCGCTGTTATCAACAAACGGCAGAAATCCGGATGCGATCTGCCGCAGCCGCACAAACGCGCTATGGATCTCCTGCGTATCGCCGTCCTTGATCTTGATGACTTTGTCGACCATATCGTTATAGGCTGCGCGCTGATCTCCACGCATTTTGAGATCGACTTGTCCGCGCAGCGTGTTGAGCTTCCGCACCTCTGACAGCTCATAGCTCATTGCAAGGCCTTCCAGCCGTGACTTGAGCATCTGAAGCTTTGTCTTGTCGAATATAACCTCCGGCCGCTTCATGAAGGGATTGCGCCGAGTTTTCCCGAACGCTGCTTCAAAGAAGTAATAATTGCGTCCCAGCGTCTCGCCACCGTCGATCAGGAATGTCGATGCCCACAGCTTGAAAGCATCGCGGCCGACCGGCGTGCCGGATAGTCCCAGCCGACAGTTACAGTTCTGCACAAGCGCTGAGGCGATATTGAAGCGGTTGGTTGTGTGATTGCCAGCTAGATGGATTTCGTCGATCACGACGGAGGTAAAATACTCCCCAGCGAGCTGGGCAGCATCCATCATCGGGCAGAGCTTGGATACGCCTTTGCGGCTCTTCCGCTTTTGCGTGAATAACTGCTGGAGCGTCGACCAGGCAACGATAACGATATCGGCCCCGCCCTCGCACGCTCCCAGGAATCTGTCAAGCGAGCCTGGACCGGATACAACGGTCGCCACGCTTAGCGCGGAATGGATAGCGGCCTGCGCGTCCCAAACGTCGACGCCGACTGGCGAATGCGCAATTACCAGCCCCTTGCCCCACGACCAGCCCGCCGCCTTGCAGTAGCGCAGCCAGTCTAGTGCGATCTTGGTCTTGCCGAGCTGCATCCAGAAATACAAGAGCGCGCGCCGCTGCCATAACGCGAACGCCAGACCCTCGAGCTGATGCTGTCGCGGCTCGGGACCAAAGTGAACGTAGGGCGCGCCCGTCAGTCTGTAGATGATATCACAAAGCTCATTCGCCGACTTGCCTTTAAACTCCGGATGCTCAGGCGGAGTCCAGGCCAGAAACCTCTCAATAGCTTCGGGCTCAATGGACATTTAGTCTTCGTTCTTTCCGTTGCCGGTCATCCGATCGACCTCGGATTCTACGAATTTACTCATGTAAACTGAGTCGATGCAGAACTGGCACGTGGCGTAGGATTGCGAGATCATCACAACATATTTGTCTCGGGCATCGCGGGCGGCAGCGACCAGCACCCGCGCCAGGCCAATCTCTTTCTCCTCCGAGGTCTGTGAGTAGGTAAGCACGGTGTCGGCGGTGCCGATCTTACTCCAGTCCTCCGCAACCATGCCGGCCGTCACCGTGCGCGCATGGTCAGAGGACCGGTTGCCTTGCGTGACGGCAACGACTGCCATATTGCGCGCTACGCCAATGCCACGAAGCTGCGCGAAGAGCTTACCCAAGTTGACGCGCATGTCGCGCACATCGCCGACCGCCATCAGGTCGGGGTAGTCGATTATCAATAGATCAGGGATGAAGCTCTCTGCGCGTTCAAGCACATCTAAGTAGGCGTTAAGCTGCGCGATCGTCAGTGTAGAGGTCGGGAACTCCTTGATCAGCAGCTTGCCGCGCAGTGCTGAAAGCCGCTTGCCGAGCTGCTTGCGCGCTTCCGGCCGCAGAACCTCCGGCGTCAGGACATCATGCTCAATCGACAGGCACCGGCCGAGCGAGTCTCGCTTAAATACCGGCACACGAATGCTCGCGTCGCGGCTGTCCGCTGCCATCGCGAATAGAGCTTGAGTATACCGCTTGGAAGTTAGCTCCTCGCTGTTCTCAAGCGTGATGTGGAGCGCCTTCTGGTGATGCAGGATTGCGCGTTTTCCGACGCCGACTAGCCACGTCGACTTGCCCCGCTTGGCGGCAGCAATCATCAGGGTGAGCGTCTTGCGGCGGGGCCTTACGCCGAGATCGTCGAGCACGTCGATGTCAGAGGAGAAGAAGTCTTCATCACGGTGGTCGAGGAATGACAGCGCGCGCTTGGGATCATTGAGCCAGATGCCGGGCGTTTGTTTTGGCGCTAAGTCTTGCTCGAACAGCGCCTCGCGCGCCTTGTCGACATCGCCCTCATTGAGCGCATCGGCGGCCTGCTCGACCGCCATGGACAGCTTTCGCATGGCGATGAAATGCTGAAGTTGCTCAAGTACAAACTCGGGCTGGAAATTAGCTTGTAGTTCCTCCATTGCATCAAGTGTGCGCTTGAGCAGGATACCTTCGTCGCCGCGCCGCAGTTTGTCTTCAAGCAGGTCGCGCAAATGGCCTTTGGGCGGGATATTATATCGTTGTAGATGATCGATCGCCTTCTCAGCAATCTCGCGATAGGCGCGCGTCGCGAACAGCTCGGCCGGCACTTGCATCGACACGTTGGCGGCGTGCTGGTCGCTCCAACAGAGCGCGGTCAGTACATTGTCTTCAAGCGCCCCCTTAAGCTGCGGCGGCATTTCAAGGCACGCCGGCGATCTTATGGATTTGAAGGCTGAGGCGATACCCGAAACGTAGCGATGACAGGACAGCTTCCTGCAAGTTGGCCGCGTTCTTGCGCGGATCGTCCTCGTCGCAGGGCTGCACGAATATCTTGTTCGGGCTCGTATCCGCCCGGTAGAGCTTCTGCGTCGGATTGTCGACGCCGCGCTGAGTGCTGCCGATCGGCAGGCCGTCTTGCGGATCGACGCAGCCCACCCTGATGATGTATTTCCAAGCGTCTGCGTAATGGATGATCTTGGGATGCACCTTGGGCGTTTTTGGCGAGCAGACGATGCTCACGTTGGCCCGCTCGAACACCCGATCCAGTCCCTCGGGCCAAACGGTACCAGCAGTTTCGATCTGCGCTTCGACGGAGTCGTGCAGCATCGTAATCAGCTCACCAAGCGGCCACAGCATCGGCTCGCCGCCGGTGAACACGACCCGCCTGTGCCCAGTAGATCGAACCAGCGAATGGATTTCATCAGCGAGCATTGGCAGGTTGCGCCAGGTTCCTGTCTCGAACGAAGTATCGCACCAGGTACAGCGCAAACAACAGCCGCTGAATCTCACGAAAATTGCCGGCAGTCCCGACCAAGGTCCCTCGCCTTGTATCGTCCGCCAGATCGAATTGACCTTAAAATCCTCCGACAACGTGTGGGGGCCGTCGATTGGATTCATTCCGAGCATAGGGTCAATTCCTTATAGGGTTGCAACGGCGGAACATTTCCTCGTCTCTTCAAACTTGACAGCGATAACAGTGATACCGGTGCCCTGCATCCGCAGTGGCGCAACAGTAGTGAGAAGATAGTGCGCCAGGTTCTCGGCGGTCGGGTTAAAGGACACCGGCTGGATACTGTTCACGATGCTGTCGTTATCGGTACGTCCGAGAATAGCGTGCACCGGGTCCTTCCTCCACAGCAGCATCTTGTGGTCCCAGTTGTCCTCTATCCACTGGCAGAGCTTGGACTTTAGAACGCTGAAATCGACGATCCGCCCAAGCTCGTCCAGCTTCTCGGCGACGCAGGTGAACGTCACGCGTCCGTTGTGCCCATGAAGCCCGGCGCACTTCCCTTCGTGGCCGACCACACGGTGGCCATAAGAAAAGTCATGGTAGCGTTCTATTGTAATCATTTGATCCGCCTGCTTTCGCTGTTTATATAACGCTTTGCCCGAAGAAACCCGCGGTATTGATTCTGCCGACGCTTTGCAGGTTCTTCGCGGCTTGTTGGAAGTATGTTGGTTTCAGCTCAACGCCAACAAAGCGTCGACCTTGCTGCAAGCTGATATACCCTTCTGATCCGATGCCGGCAAATGGGCTTAACACAACTTCTCCCGGATTACTCCAAAGTATTACGCACCGCTCGATTAAATCAAGCTGGAGTGGAGTGATATGTCGCTCGTCGTTTTCCTCTTTCGCGCCATCCTTGTTCAATGTATTGGACTGGTTAATAGTCATCCAGACTGGCGAAGCCCACTCCTGCCATTGGTCCAGCGAGAAATTCTCGAAAGT